TAATGTATCATTTTAACGGCACTAATTGGATTAAAAGTCAATTGAAAAATTCTGTTAACCAGCCTCCTTTGTTTGACATTTTTGACGATGAAAATATTAGTTTTGCTGATCCTCAAAAATACAGCGTTAGTTCTTTCTTAGGATCTGAAATAATCAGTTACAAAATCGGAACAGGTCCTATTGATTCAGAGTTAGGATTCGCTCTTGCTTATCTTAATATTGACAATGTCGGAGATATTCAGTTTGAATATGATTTAGAATCAGAAATTTTTACATATAAAGTTGCACAAGAAACTATTTTTAAGAGGTTAGATACTGGATTTTATAAATTTAATCCACTCGACACGTACAACAACGGTTGGATAATTTTAGATAAAAATTATACACAGCCTATTATAGATACAGTTACCATATCTCAAGAAACTAATATTATTACTTCTACAGCGGTAGATTGGGAAAACGCTCAAACAGAAAATATTAGGAAAATATTATTCTATGTGAATGGCATTAAAACTAAAAGAACATATATTAGAGAAGTAGATAAATTTACATTCAACACTAAATTTTCTGTAGGCGATATAGTTACAATTAAAATTTTTGCAGATTTAGATCCGAATACCGGATATTATGAAGTTCCATTAGGTTTAGAAAAAAATCCTTTGAATCAAAAAATAGAAACTTTTACTCTCGGCCAAGCTGCTGATCATGTCCTTACAGGAATTGAATTATTAGATGAATTTACAGGAACGTATCCTGGAAATAATAATTTAAGAGATATACAGGGATATCAAACACTAAACAAAAGATTTTTAAAGCATTCAAATATAGCTCCATTGGCTATGGTATTACTTTGCGACAAAGAAGTTAACATCATTAAATCTTTGCAATTTGCAAAAAAATCTTATACAGATTTTAAAAATACATTTATAGATTTAGCCTACAAATTATTTTATGACCAAAATTCTAATGATTTTGTTGATGTTATTTTAGAAGAAATTAGTAGAACACAGAATGCATCTAGACCGTTTGCTCAATCAGATATGATTGGTAGCGGAGCATATACCTCAATAGATTATGAAGTGGAGGATGTTGGTATTAAAACATTTGCTCTTTCTGAGAAATTTGATTTAGATACTCTTAGTTCAAAAGCCGTTTATCTTTATCATAACGATCAACAATTATTGCACGGTAGAGATTATGAATTTAATTCTATTTTTGGATTTGTAAATTTAAAAATTAACCTATCAGAAGGGGATAGAATACAAATAAGAGAATATGTATCTACCTCGTCTAATTATATTCCTCCTACGCCTACGAAGTTGGGATTGTATAGAAAATATACTCCTAGAAAATTTGTAGACGACTCATATGTAGAACCAAAAGAAGTAATACAAGGACATGACGGCAGTATTACCATATGTTATGGTGATTTCAGAGACGATGTGCTTCTCGAATTAGAATTTAGGATTTATAATAACATCAAACAAGAATATGATGAATCATTATTCGATATCGACAGGGTTTTAGGCGGATATTATGGAAATTCATTATTCGGTAAAAGAGAAGTAGATTCTATAGTATCTCCTGAATTTTTAAAATGGATAGCAGATACAAATATAGATTATGTTAACAATAATTATTTAGATACAGAAAATAGTTTTACCTATACTTACTCTAATATGACTGATCCCACAGGTACTAAAAATTTACCTGGATATTGGAGAGGCGTTTATAAATGGTTCTATGACACAGATAGGCCTCATCGCTGTCCTTGGGAAATGTTGGGATTCTCAGAACAACCGGATTGGTGGGAAAGCGAATATGGACCGGCTCCTTATACTAGCAATAATTTATTGTTATGGGAAGATCTCAGAGACGGAATTATTCGACAAGGACCTAGAGCAGGTACGAGAGACAGATATAAAAGACCTAGTTTGATGTCTCATATTCCAGTTGACGGGGATGGAATATTATTAAGTCCGTTAAATTCCGGATTAGCTACTAATTTTACTTTGATTAATAATTCGGGAACGTTTAACATAGGAGATGTCAGCCCTGTTGAATATGCATGGAGGTCAAGTTCAGAGTGGCCATTCGCACTAGTAATTGCATTGAGCTTGTTAAAACCTTTTGAATATATAACTGACAATTTTAACAAATCAGAAATAGTATTAAACAAATTATTTCAAACAATTAATAAGAATACATCATCTTTTTCTTCAATAGAAGATATTTTATTCATTAATAGCGATACAAAAATTGTTTCTGGATTAGTATCATATGTTGTAAATTATTTAAAAAGCAAAGCGATTCCTATTGAAAAATTAATAGAAAAAATTTATGGAATTGATGTCAATCTTACTACTAGACTTTCTGGATTCGTAGATCAGCAACAGCAATTATATATATTAGACAGCAAAAATCCTAGTTCAACCACTAGTAGTATTTTTGTACCTCAAGAAAATTACGATATAATTTTTAATGTAAGCTCACCGATTTATAGTATCGCCTATAGCGGTGTGATCATAGAAAAAACTCAACAAGGTTTTAAGATCAACGGATACGATAGCAAAGATCCTTATTTCAATTACTATCAGCCTGTTATCTCACAGACAGATCCATTGATCACAGTTGGCGGAGTAAGCGAAAATTTCTTAAATTGGGATATTAATAAATTTTATGGAAATGGTGTTATTGTTAGATTCAATAATAATTTTTATAGAAGTTTAAAGAGTCATGAGAGTGGAGATGAATTTGATTCCATTTTATGGAAACAACTTCCCGAGCTTCCAGTAAAAGGAGCAGTAACAGCATTTAGAAGAAGAAATTTTAATAGATTGGCTCTTAAGAGATTAAATTATGGCACCTTGCTAGTTAAGATACAAGATGTAGTTGATTTTTTACTGGGTTATCAAGAATATCTCAAAAGTATTGGATTTGTTTTTGAGGGATATGGCGAATCTACTCAATCCGCACTTGATTGGTTTACCTCTTGCAAAGAATTTATGTTTTGGAGCAAACATAACTGGAGTGCAGGATCCTTGCTCACACTAAGTCCTAGTGCTGAAAAAATTGATCTGATTCAGGCGCTAGGTGTTGCAGATAATTTCTTAGATGGATTTTATGATTATCAAATTTTAAGAGATGACGGAACACCGCTGCAACCTAATTTTGTAAATGTCAGCAGAGATTATCAGCGTCTAACTGTTTCGATAACAAATACGAATACAGGAATATTTTTCTTAAGAGCAAATTTTGTTCTAAAAGAGCACGTCACTGTATTTGATGATCGAACAGTTTTTAACGATGTTATCTATGACAAATCTACAGGGTATAGACAAGAACGTATTAAATCAAGAGGATTTCGCACAGCGGACTGGGACGGCGATTATACTAGCCCAGGATTTTTATTTGATGCAGTTAATATACAAATATGGCAACCTTTTACTGATTATAGATTAGGAGATATCGTTGCTTATAAATCTTTTTATTGGACTAGCAAATCTAATCAACTAGGAGTAGAGTTATTCGACGATAACAAATGGACCAAATTAGACAGCACACCTACGAAAGGATTAATTGCAAACTTTGATTATAGAATAAATCAATTTGAAGATTATTACGAAGTAGATGCAGACGGTGTTGGATCTAGTCAACGAAGTTTAGCTCGACATGTAATCGGCTATCAGTCTAGAGAATATTTACAAGGCCTAGCAGAGGATGAAGTTAGCCAATTTAGATTATATCAAGGATTTATACGAGAGAAAGGTACAGCTAATTCAATAGTCAAAGTTTTTGACAAACTAAGCAGAACCAGTGATGACAGCGTTGTATTGAATGAGGAATGGGCTTTTAAGATAGGGGATCTAGGAGGAAAAGACCAATTACGAGAAATAGAATTCGAAATCAAAAAGGATTCTCTAGTAATAAATCCTCAACCAGTTATTATAGTTCAATCTCAATCTACTGCAATTACAGATCAAAATTTAAGAATAGATAGTAATCAATTTACTATAAGGCCCAGTGTCTTTACTACTGATGTTAACATAAGTTCTATTTTTGATTCTCCAACCAGATCCGCAGGTTATGTTCATTCAGAAGATGTAGCGTTTTCGTTAAAGACCAGAGATGACATATTAAATGTAGATATTTCTTTAGTTAATGAAAATGATCATTTTTGGATTACCTTCGACAAGTACACATGGACAGTATTAAGATATAATGAAGCTCTCAGTGTAAGAATAGTTTCGGTCAAAAAAGAGGGAAATGATGTTACTATTACTACTAATAGAATACATGGTTTCAATGTTAATGACATAGTCGGAATTACACAAGTTTTTTCATTGACAGGATTTTACAAAATCAAATCTGTGTCTTCTACTACTTTTACAGTAAGTTCTACATCGGGAGATACACCAGCTATAGAAGATAGCACGTCTGCTGTAGTCGGAGTATTTACTGTAGCACGAGTTCCCACTTATCAAGATCTCGATTATAAAAAAACAGCATTACTAGCCAACGGATCTAGAATTTGGGTCGATTCTAATGAGAATGAATTATGGGAAGTGGTTGAAAAAATTAGACAATACAAAGTATTTGATCTAAGTGATTACGGAATTACTAATCCTTTGAAAACCGGCACCTCGGTTGTTTATATAGAAAATCTAAAACAGATCGCAGCTAGCTTACCTGATTCTGGGTTCGTTATGATTTATACCGATAGAACATCGGTAAACAACAGTATAGGCCTAAAACAAATTATTCCAGCACCGGACGGACTTGATTCTAATGTATTGGGTACATTTGGAGACGTGTTAGCTGTTAGTCCTGATTTTAAATGGTTAGCTATAGGTAGTCCTATGGCCAGTGCAGTTCCTAGCACATATCTTGGAGATTTAACCTACAGAAGTTACTTGGCAGGCGAGGTAGTATTATTCAACGGTAAGTTATGGAAAGCCAAAGAAAACATTCCTGCCTATGACGGAAGTTCTATTAATTTGGATAGTGAATTTTGGGAACCGGCTACTATTGTAGATGCCAACATTATAGGTAGAGGAGACGGATATCTTAATCAGGGAATGGTATCTTTATATACTCAAGTAGACGGGCAATGGGTAAATGTTATTAATTTATTAAGCCCGAGACAAGCACAGAATGAGAGATTCGGTAGTGCTATTACATTCGGAGTATCGGGCAACAAATACTATCTGGCTATTTCGGCCACAGGATCTTTATGCGATCCGTCGATAGGTTATAGCTCAGGTAAGGGACGAGTATATCTATATTATTACAATGGAACAACTTGGAGTCATTTAGAAAATACTAATTATTCCGGATTGTATAATCCGGGAGCAGTTTTTGACGGAGTAATTGTTAATAACATCTTAACAATCTCATCAGTATTACAGGGGACCGTTGAAATAGGAATGAACATTTACGGTAGCGGTATTCCAGTTGGTAGTAGATTAGTAAGAGTAGTAAATCCCGAAGCAAAACAATACTATGTAGATTATCTTGATTCGTCAAGTGTACCTCCTTCTGTAGTACCTCCTTTGAATGCTCCTCTGACAACAATTACAGGAATAGTAACCTATTCAGCAGAATCAATAGTATGGTGCGAAGGAGATTTATATCAAGCCAAGACAACTACAGCAGGAGATGGAAGTAGCATTTCTATAGATTCAAATGATTGGACAAAATTAGATCCCGTAGCCACTCAATGTTCATTGCCTTCGAGTGTTTCTATTGAAGATGATGGGTCAACATTGGCATCTGGATTATTAAATCCTAATCAGTTAGCTGAACTAGTAAAAGACGGAGATAATTTTGGCCATAGTCTTGTAATGTCTCGAGATGGTAGTATTTTAGTAGTAGGAACTCCAAACAGTGACGGACAATTTTTTAACAATTACAGAGGATTGTGGAATCCCTATCAAGAATATAGAGCCGGCGATGTAGTTAAATTTAACGGAGGGTATCATACACTCTTAGATACTGATCCTGCAGATGATTCTGCTAATACCAGCAAAGGGGAGCTACCCGACAGTGGATTACCTTGGAACGATCTAGGCGACAGCTCATATGCAAACTCTGGAAAAATTTACGTATATCAAAGAATTAATAATATATACAATCTTGTTCAGACCATAACATCTCAAAATATTCAAGACTTCAATGAATCTGGTGTAATTACAACTGTAGATTCTGGAGATAATTTTGGATTTGCTATAGACATGGATTCCTCTGCAACTACCTTGGTTGTGAGTAGTCCTACAGCAGACATATTAAAACAAAATCAAGGTGCTGTTTTTGTATTCAAGAAATTTGAAAATAACGGTCAGATTGAATTTAAATTAACACAAAAGTTACAAAGCTATGAATCTTATACTAACGAATATTTTGGTAGTAGCGTTAGTATTAGTTCTGCGACAGAACGTATAGTAGTAGGTGCAAAAAACAGTCAGTATAATCTGCCTACCAAATTTGATTCAGGAACAACTTTCGATAGAAAGAGAACAACGTTTAGCGATCCTGTTGGATTTCCCGGACAGGCTTATGTTTTCGAAAGAAAGGATCAAGGTTATTTTCTAGCAGAAAAATTAGAAGCTGACTTTCAAAATTATGAATCTTTTGGTGAATCTGTAGATTGTACCAATTCTGTAATAGTAGTAGGATCTCCTAATTATCAGATCGATGGATCTGCTGCTGGGAGAGTGAGATTATTTAAGAAAACATTAGATAATAGCATAGAAGTGATCAGACAACAGAAAGAGCAGATAGATCTTTCTATGGTAAAAAATGTTGAGTTATACGACAATATTAAAAATACAAAAATTGCAGATATCGATATAGTAGATCATTTTAAACTTAAAATTTTATCTGTAGCAGAACAGGATATCAAATATAAAACAATATATGATCCGGCGATTTATATCAAAGGTACCGACGCAGAAATAGTAGATCAAAGTCAACCTTGGTTTGAAGATCAAGTAGGAAAGGTGTGGTGGGATCTAAATACAGTTAAATTTAAAAATTACGAACAAGGCGACCTTGCATATAGAGTAGGAAACTGGAATTCACAGGCCACTGGTTCTACGGTTGACATTTACGAATGGGTGGAAACTCCACTATTGCCGTCGGAATGGAGTTTGGTTGCAGACACAGTAGAAGGATTAGCCGAAGGTATATCAGGGCAACCAAAATACAGCAATGATTTAGCATATAATACCAAAGAAATTTTTAATCCAAATACAGGTCAGCCCACAGGTACTTTATATTATTTCTGGGTGAAGAACAAATCAGTATTACCTTATAATAAAGATAGACGAGTTTCTACTTCAACAATAGCATCATATATTAATAATCCTATTGGGGCAGGATTGCCATATATTTCTTTTATAGATAAAGATAAATTCTTATTATATAATTTTACTTCGATCTTAAGCGGAGACACCGCACTAATTAATGTCGAATATAATAAATCTAGAGACAACATCAATCCTGTACACAGAGAATATCAACTATTAACTGAAGGGGTAGCAGACAATCTGCCCGCAGAATTTTTAGAGAAAAAATGGATAGACAGTTTAGTTGGATTTGACGAAGCTGGAAATACAGTACCAGACGATAAACTTTCTATTAAACAAAGATATGGACTAAGTTTTAGACCTAGACAAACTATGTTTGTAGACAGAGCCAGGGCTCTGAGAATCGTTATTGACAACATTAACAACATCCTGTTGACTAAACCATTTGCGGACACAATCAGTTTTGAAAATTTGAATGCTCGAGATCCTATTCCGGGTCCAGCTTTAAATCAGTATGACATCGAAGTTGAAAATTTCATCGATTTACAACAAGTCGGCACGGTAAAAATTAAACAGGCTGTGCTTTCAGCAAATTTCATCAACGGTGAAATTGACACTATAGATATTATAGATCCCGGATTTGGTTATCGAACCGTACCATTTATAGAAATCGAAGGCACTGGCAAAGGTGCAAAAGCTATTATCACGTTGGATACTCAGGGAAGAGTGAATTCGGTTACAGTAACAGCCAGAGGTAAAAAATACACTTCAGCCATTGTTAAGATTAGACCATTTTCTGTATTGGTAAAAAATGATGACAGCGATAAAAATTTCTGGAGTATCTACGGTTGGGATCAGCAAAGAAAGATTTTTTATAGAAGTAAAGCACAGGGATTCGATACTACACAGTATTGGGAATATATCGATTGGTGGAACACAGGATACGATTCTAATTCAAAGATTACTAAAGAAATTATAAGTCTGTATGAAGAACCTTCTATACAAATAGAAATAGGATCACTGTTAAGAATAAAAGAATATTCAAGTGGAGGCTGGATAGTTTTAGAAAAAACAATCAGCGGTCAAGGTAGATTTTTATCAAATTATAACTTAGTAGGTAGACAGAATGGTACAATAAGAATCAAAGATAGCTTATATAATGCTATCACCAATCCGTTGGGATACGATAATTTAGGTACTTATGATGCAGTTCTATATGATCTTCAACCAATCACTGAATTACGATATATTTTAAAAGCTGCCAAAGAAAACATTTTTATAGAAGATCTAGGAACTGAATGGAATAAATTATTTTTCTCCTCTGTAAGATACGCTTTTTCAGAACAGCAATATATTGATTGGGCGTTTAAAACTAGTTTCTTAAATGCTATTCATAATGTTGGAGATTTAGATCAACGTCCAAATTATAAAAACGATAATCTAGATCAATTCAGAAATTATATAGAAGAAGTTAAGCCATTTAGAACGACCATACGTGAGTACACTAGTAGATATACTGAATTAGAAAATTATAACAGTGTAAATACAGACTTTGATTTGCCTCCTGCATATTCTGTTAGAGATGGAAGAATAATGCCAGTGAGTCAATTTTATAGCAGATTTAACGAATATCCTTGGAAATATTGGTTAGATAATAATGGTTATTCGATCATATCGATATCTGTTTCAAATTCTGGTGACGGATATAAAAATCCACCTGCCGTGCTTATTGAAGGAGATGGTACAGGGGCTAGAGCCACCGCTTTTGTAGCTAGCGGTCGTGTATCGGGTATTAGAGTAGATGATCCTGGAAAAGGTTATACAAAGACACCGTTAATCACATTAGTCGGCGGCAATGGCACTAATCAAAATATTGCAAAAGCTGTAGCTATATTAGGCGAATCTAAAGTTCGAAGTTTTGATTTGTCTATAAAATTTGACAGAATAAGCAAAGAAGGAATCTATCAATCATTCATAAAACAACAGACATTTACGGCTACAGGAAATTCTGCAGTATTTGAATTAAATTATGCACCTACTAACGACAAGACAAAAATTAAAGTTATAAAAAATGGACAAATAGTTCTTAACGACGAATATGAAGTCAGTCTTTATCGAGTTGCTAACAATGGATATACTTTATTAAAGGGAAGGATAAGATTTTTTACAGCACCTAAACTAGGCGATTTTATATCTATAACATACGAAAAGAATGATGATCTTTTAGACAGCGTTAATAGAATTAACAAGTATTATGCGCCTGCCAGCGGAATGAAAGGCAAACAAATCAACCAATTAATGACAGGTATTGATTTTGGTGGAGTCCAGGTTCAAGGTACTACTTTTGATGTAACTGGCGGATGGGATGCTCTTCCTTGGTTTACAGATAATTGGGATAGCGTAGAAAGTAATTTAGATTTTTATTACGTTGCCGACGGAAGCACTACCTATGTTATATTGCCTTATACTCCAGAAATAAATCAACCTATCTCTATATACATTAAACGTGTAAATGAATCTAGACCAGTTAGAATAGACGATTTATATTTCTTAAATTATGATGGATCGACGCCTCAACCTAACGGAAGAGTGACAGCGCCCGATAATGCACTAATGCCAACATTTATAGGAGATGGATCTACAAATATTGTTCAATTGCACAATCCTATAACAGATCAAAATTACGTTAACTTAGCCAGCGGCGACACATTAATTTTTAGAAAATTAGATAGTGACGGTTCGGTAACAATAACTGATGTAAATTTATTAGACACGAGAATAAGCGGCGGCAGTTTATCAAATATGGGAGGAGCATATGTAAATGCTACGGGGTTAACTCCTGAAGAAATCGTTATAGACGGAGATAAATTTATAAGTCCGGACCAGGTGCCCTCCCCAGAAGAAAATCTTCCTGGACAGGTATTGGATAGTTTGAGTATCAAAGTCTTTACCACAACAAGTCCCGGGTCTACTCCGATCCAGGCTAGAACCATCGTCGGAGACGGAGTTACTAAGATTTACGATATCCAGTTAACAATTGTAGAATCGTCATCAATACTGGTCTACGTAGACAAAGTAAAACAAGAATACATTGGTGACAGCACCATAAATTATAATATTGATTTTGTTAACAATACTATAGAATTTAATTCAGCTCCTGTATTAGGGGCAGTAATAGAAATCATTGCTATAGGCATAGGTGGAATAGCATTATTAGATTATCAAGAATTTGTAGCAGACGGAGAAACTAATTTATTTTTAACTAAAGCTGTTTATCAACAAACCTCAAAAGTTTTAGTTACAGTAGATGGCCAGGCCATGGACACAGGATTTGTAAACAGTAGTGATTTTATAGATACAGAAAATCGAACTATGATTCAGTTTGGTATTTCTCCCGAATTCAGACAGGTAGTAAAGATTATATGTTTTGGAGAAAGCAGCCAAACAGATTCAACAGGTATTCCTTTTGTAAGAATCAATAAACAAACGGTGATTTATGATGGCAGTACATCTAGCATAGATTTAGATAGGTTCGTAGATTTACAAAGAGGATCAGTCATCGCTTCTATATTGGTAGAAGTAAATGGAGTGTTATTGGAAGGAGTAGACACTACCTATGTTGTATATGACGGAACAAATAATAATATAGAGGTAGGGGTTGATCCCGACGAAGCTATTGGTACCATAGTATCTGGGTCTATCAAAGTTTACATCAATAATGTATTACAGAGATTTGTTATAGATTATACCTATAATGGTAACTTAAATTTAATTAATCTTCCTAGTGCAAATTTATCCATAGGAGATATTATTAAGATAGAAACAGATACCAGAATACAATATTCTATCGACAATTTTAATTTAGTATTTGACCTTGATAATATTACATTGAACGAGGGAGATGTCATAGATATAACTTGGTTTGGAGAATATCCTACTATGGATATAGTATCTGACGAATACTCGGGAGGAAAAATTCAATATCAGTTAGCAAGATCACCATTAAATGCAAATTATGTTTGGATTTATAAAAATGGTATACGATTAACTAAAGACAGAGATTATTCTGTGAGCTTACCTAGGGCTGTAGTTTATCTAAATGATGAAACACTTTTAACAGATCAAATTAGAATTGTACAGTTCAGTAATATAATATATCAACCACCTAGAGCATTTGAAATTTACAAAGATATGTTGAACAATTACCACTACAAGAGATATTCTAAAGATAATACAATTAGTTTGGCTAAAGATTTAACTTATTATGATGTTTCTTTTGAAGTTACCGATGCATCAAAATTGACTCAACCTATACCTGAAAGAAATATTCCTGGGGTAGTTATTATAAACAACGAAAGAATAGAATATTTTTCCAAGGATGGCAATGTTTTAGGCCAATTGCGAAGAGGAAGTCTAGGAACCGCCATAAAAGAATTACATGCCGTGCAAAGCTATGTTATCGATATAGGATACAGAGACACTTTACCGTATCTTGAAAACCAAGAGAGAACTGATTTTATCAGCGACGGAAGTTCTTTACTGGTAGGTCCTTTAGATTTTATACCTAAAAAATCTTCAAGATCAAATTGGCAGCGAATTTCCATACCTGCAGAATACGGACCATGTGACGAAGTCGAAGTATTTGTAGGCGGTAAAAGATTATCTAAAAATTCTTTATCGATATTTGACGAGTCTATAGCATCTAGTAGCCCGGCAGCAGATATTACAAAAGAAGCTGATTTTTCAGTCAACGGCTTTACTCAATATATCAGATTAACAGATGCAGTAGCAGCAGGAACACGAATCAGTATTATTAGAAAATTAGGGAAATTATGGTATGAAAGAGGTGAATTTACCGCCAGCAGAGGAGTATCATTGCTGTCAAATAACACGCCTATCGCTAATTTCATAGCAGATAAGCCCACAGAATTACCAGAATAAATATACTATTATGATTAATCCAGAGACCAAAATGCCACAAAATCAAGAACCACAACAGTCTATAGAACCTCAAAGAAAACCTAACGAAACGGGCGGTTTTCATTTTCAAGGACACATCAAGATTTTTGATCCTACAACCAATGAAATTTTTATAGATAAGCGGAACGCAATACATTATGAAAATATGAGTGTAGCAATGGTAAATGCATTATCTAATCAAGGTCAAGGAACTTTATATCAGATGGTTTTTGGCAACGGAGGAACAACAGTAGATCCAACAGGATTAATCACATATCTTACTCCTAACACAGTGGGAATCAACACTAGTTTGTATAATCAGACATACTCTAAACTTATAGATCAAAACGCAGCTGAAAATGCAGATCCTATCAGGAACAAAATGGAAGTAAGGCATATTAGCGGTGCTACTTATAGCGACATTTTAATCAGCTGTTTATTAGATTACGGTGAGCCAGATGGACAAGAAGCGTTTGACAATAGTCAAGATATGAATGGAAGTTTTGTTTTTGATGAGTTAGGACTTAAGAGCTATCATCCTACTGATGAAGGCAAATTATTAACTCATGTAGTGTTTCATCCTGTGCAAAAATCGTTGAATAGACTTTTTAAAATTGACTATACAATAAGAATACAGAGTTTAACTGGGTTTACTGAGGTATAAAGATGCCATATATCGTTAATTTTACAGATAAAGAAAATAAGTTGCCGATTACGGTGTATGACAATACATCTAGCACAGACACCAGTTTAACTTTTCCGGGAAGAAATGTCACAGGCTACGGACAAACTATAGCTGAAAATTTTCTAGCATTGTTAGAAAACTTTGCCAAAGATACTGCTCCGGTAAACCCCGTAGAAGGGCAACTATGGTTTAATACCAGCGACGGAGTTCTTCAAATTTGGGATAGTACCAATTGGAAAGCAGCTTCAAATATTCAAAAAGGTGGTGTAGAACCGGCTACAGAACAAAGTAAAGTAGGTGAGTTATGGGTAGATACGACTAATCAACAGTTGTATGTTTATTCAGGCACGAGATGGATTCTAGTAGGTCCTAATTTTTCAACAGGATTACGAAGCGGTCCTTTAGTAGAACAGATCATTGACTCAGACAACGTCGGTCGAGTAGTTCTAATATTTTACATAGAAGATGTTCCAGTTATTATATTTTCTAAAGATAGTTTTACACCAAAAATATCAGTTACAGGCTTCGTAACTATTAAGTCAGGTCTTAATATTACTTCCAATGACATAGGCGCAGGCGGGCTAGATACAAAGATATGGGGAACAGCTACCGCAGCAGAATCACTTATAATTTCAGATATGGAAGTGGCTGCAAGTAAATTTTTAAGATCTGATGTTATCAATACAACTGAATTTGGAATAAACGTTAGAAATAATCAAGGATTAACTATTGGAGTAGATGGAACTTTTAGTATTTCAAATAGTGAGACAGCAGCTAAAATATATAATTCAAGTCCTGGATCCAGTGTAGATATTCAAGTTAATAGAGACGGAATTCCGTCAACAGTATTAAGAATCATTGACAATAAAATAGGTATTAATGTTGCTTCTCCCGACGAAGCACTACAGGTCGACGGTAATATCAGAACTAACGGAGCCATTATTTTAACAGATACTACCGCTAGCAGTAATTTCAATAACGGAACCTTTAGAACTGCTGGCGGCGCAGCTATAAGTAAAAATTTATTAGTAGGCGACGGACTTAAAGTTCTAAACAAATCAGAATTTGACACGATTCAACCAGCGGCTACAGATACATTTACTTGCGGTACTGAAATTAAGAGATGGAATGCTGTACATACCAAAACATTAGTTGCTGAAAATATTCAAGGTGTGTTGACAGGTAATATTGTCGGCAATGCATCGACTGCTACTAATTTAAAGTTTACCACAACATTTAAGATGGAAGGAGATGTGACATCTCCAAATATTACTTTCGACGGCCAAGTGGGAGGATTAATAAAGACCTTTACTACTTCTTTAACTTCGGGTATTATCAGCAGTAAATCTGAACCGTTTCCTAATTTATCAACTAAGACCGATACTCTGTTAGTCTTTAGACCAGGTACTGGTCTTATTAAAGAAACTAGAGATGTTTTTGTCTCAGACTTAGCGGTTCCTATAGGAGCTATATTGCCCTATGGAGGGTCAGAAGCGCCTTATGGATATTTGCTGTGCGACGGCTCAGAAGTAGAAAGAACAAAATTTAGTGATCTGTTTGATGTGATCGGTGGAACGTATAACGGAGCGATTCCCTTAGTCGGAGTGAGTACATTCAGATTACCAGATCTAAGAGGAAGATTCGCTCTAGGTAGAGATAATATGGATAACGGAGGAACCGTTCCAAACACTTCAGGCGGATATGTTGATGCAGGGGGAGGAAATGCAGATAGAGTAGCAGGTACTGCCCCTGACAACTTAGGAGATGGTGGAGGACAGAGTTCTAACTCTTTGACAGTTTCTAACTTACCAGACCACGAACACAACATGAAAGGATCTACAGGTCAGCAATACTATGCAACCAGAGTGGATAGTGCTATTCCAATCGACACCGGTTCTTTATCTGACAAAGGTCCAACAACGGTAGGACAAAGTCAGTACATTCCTTCGAGCGGCGGAATTAAAACAGCAGGTAGTTTAGGACAACCGTTCTCGGTTATGAATCCATTTTTGACCTTGAACTATATTATACGCTCGGGCCCACCGGCATTCTAAGGTAAAAGCAAATGGCATATACAATTAATAAAACTGACGGAACAATATTAGCGACGGTAGCAGACGGCCAAATCGATGTGTTATCTTCTGATTTAACGCTTATAGGAAAAAATTACAGCGGATTTGGTGAATCGATAAATGAGAATTTTATAAAATTACTAGAAAATTTTGCCAGCACATCGGAACCAGTTCATCCTATACGCGGACAGATTTGGTTTGATGTCAATGAGTTAAAATTAAAAGTTTACAGTGGTAACGGTTTTGTTCCAGTTAGTTCGGCAACTATTTCAGGAACACAACCTTTTAATTTAGGTGTTGGGGATCTTTGGTTTAACAGTAACGATAAACAATTATATTTTTTCGATGGAACTAATACTATTCTTCTTGGACCTGATTATTCAGTAAGTCAAGGTCTTAGCGGATTGAAAGTGGCTAATATTTTAGACTCTTTGAATCAAAATCGAGTTATTACTTATCTTTATACTAATGGTGTATTATTAGGAATATTTTCTAAAGATACTTTTACTCCAAAATTACCTATTGAAGGATTTAGCGGCAGTATTGAACCCGGATTTAATGCCGGAACATTAACTGGAATCAAATTTAATGTTACATCTGCCAATGCTGAAAAATTAGGCAATCAACCAGCCAGCTCGTATGTTAGAAATGACACATCAAACATCATTGATGGACAGATCATTATATCATCAAATTTGGGATTAATCATAGGCGATGCTAATCAAGGTCAATTTCAGGTACAAGACGGTAATTTAGTTATGGCTAATATTGCTTCTAACAAAAACATGATTCTTAATGTCAGAAGAGATGTTATCGCCGAAGAAGCTATAAAAATAGAATCTGCGCCTAGAATTATTAGTTTATATGATGGCTATCCAACAAGTAAGATAAACATCGGAGGCGACGTTACAATAGACGGAGATCTTACCGTCAACGGAGATGTTGTCACAGTAAATGCAGCTACATTAGTAGTAGAAGATAAAAATATAGTATTAGCAAAACAATCAGAAGTTACTCCGTCGGATGCAGTAGCAGCGGGTGGTGGTGTAATATTACAAGGAGCATCTAGTCACGTTTGGTTGTGGCATGATGTAGGTGCTGCTGCTGTTCCTGCCTCTGGCACGGCATTATCTGAAGGTTATAGTGACGCTATACCTGCACTGGCTAGTCAAGCATGGACAAGTTCTGAACATATTAATTTGGCTACCGGTAAAGAATTCAAAATTAACGGCGTAACAGTTTTATCATCTACGGCATTGGGTGCCAGTATTACAAGTATTCCAGGTGTTACATCATTTGGACCTCAAACACAGTTTACAGTTGACAACATTTTTATGGACGGCAGTACGATACAAGTTACTGCTCCAAATACTGATCTTATACTGAATATAAATGGAACAGGGACACTTAATTTAAGTAATAAAAAAATATCTAATTTATCCAATCCTACAGTAGCACAAGATGCAGCAACAAAAGAATATGTCGACGGAACTGTTGAAACCAGAAGTTTAGCTTTTACCATGGATATCTCAGATGGTATTGCGAACTCTGGTATTGCAGCTTTATTGGAAACATTATGTCCGGTAGCAGAATACAGAAACGGGACCATAGCACGTATACTATGTTCTTTTGCTGTTAATAGTACAACTAATTTAGAAATTAATCCATTAGTATCTACAAGCTCTACAGAATTCGTAACGCCTACAGGTACTGCTTTTGGTTTGAATAACGTAAGTTTTGCAACAGCCACAGTGGCGGCCCCAAATATTAGTATTTCTAGAACTTTGAAAACCTTTCAAATTATTAGCGGCGCCTGGGTATTTGTAAGTTGATGATTAAATATGTAGGGAGCGTCAAATGGCATATGTAATTAACAGGTTTAGCGGTCAGCAGTTAGTGGTTCTTGAAGATGGAACACTAGATACATCTACCAGCATAGGCCTGTTGGGTCGCAACTATGTAGGATACGGTGAAGTTCAAAACGAAAATTTCTTATTTTTATTAGAAAATTTCGCTAATGAGGATCCGCCTTCCAGACCTATTGCTGGACAAACATGGTATAATACTTTAACAAAATCGCTGAATATCTATACGGGAGAAGAATGGGGACCTGTAGGAACAGCTATCGTAGATAATTCAGAGCCTACTGGGTTCGATGGAGGTCTTTGGTACAAGAGTACGACGGATCAATTATTTGTTTATCGAGACGGTATTTGGAGATTAGTTGGCCCAGAAGCTGTAGAAGGTGCAGGAACAACAAGATTAAGAGCAAGATCTTTGCTAGACAGCAATAATGTTAATCATGCAGTATTAGAATTAGTTGTAGACGGTACAACGTTAGCCATATGTGCTAATGAACAATTTGTTATTAATCCTACAAATTTTATTGTAGGCTTTAATGATGAATTAAAACCTGGAATAAATGTTGCTTCTACAAGAAATTTTGCAGGAAGTCTAATCGGTAATTCAACATCTGCTTCAATTTTGAATCCAGGTCGTTTAATCAATGGTGTATTCTTTGACGGTGCTAACAACATAACAATTAAATCTAGCACTACTAATATCTTATCTAGAGGTGTATACTTAACTGGTACTAATTTTGACGGATCGTCAGCAACAACATGGTCAGTGGATGCTACACCAGATAATATAATCGGAAAAGTAGTAGCAAGAGATAGTGCAGGAAATTTTTCTGCAGGTACTATCACAGCAAATTTATCAGGTAACCTAAGCGGAAACGTAAATTCTACAGGCACTAGTATTTTTAATATCGTGCAAGCCAACGAATTTGTTGGAGCAACATTATCTGGAAATGCATTTACAGCCACCAAGTTACAAGATGCAAGAACAATCAATGGAGTTTTATTTGACGGAACAGCAAATATAAATGTTCCAGTGCCTGCATCTAGCATTACAGGTTCGGTTTTAGCGTCTAATGTAGTTGAAACAGCCATTACCACAGTAGGTACACTTTCTAATTTAGACATAAGTTCAGGAGGCTCTTTTACCATAGGAGGACCTTCTTCTGCTTCGGCACCGTTTGTGGCTTTATTAGAAACTGGAGTTACACCGGTTTTAAGCGGTACGACCGGTACTATCAAAATACAAATAAATGACTTAAGTCAGCCAAATCTCAAAACTGACATAGCATTAGTAAATTCTACACAAGCATTAACTTTAGGTGGTTTAAGTGCTCCGTCCCTATTGCCTAAGTCTAATGGAGTTACCAATCTAGGAATAAGCACAAGAAAATGGAATAATGTTTACGCTAACTTTTTTATAGGTACAGCAACACAGGCGCAATATGCCGACTTAGCTGAAAATTATTTGGCAGATACATACTATGAACCCGGAACAGTATTAGAATTTGGTGGTAAATTTGAAGTTACACTAGCAGAAGACGAAACTAAAAAAATTGCAGGTGTTGTTTCTACCAACCCAGCACATCTAATGAATAGTAAATTACAAGGAAATCATGTAGTAGCTGTAGCATTGCAAGGCAGAGTCCCCTGTAAAGTTCGAGGAAGAATTCGTAAAGGAGATATGCTAGTTAGTGGAGGCAACGGATACGCAAGACCTACTACAGATCCTAAAATAGGTACTATATTAGGAAAATCTTTAGAAGATTTTGATGGTGATTCGGGGCTTATAGAGGTAGTTGTAGGTAGAATTTAAAAGATATTATTTACGATAAATAATAGCAATAACGGAGTTGATCGATGGCATATCAAGTAGATAGATTTAATGGAACTTTTTTAGTATCCGTAGATGACGGAACTATCGATACCACCACCGATCTCCGCTTTTTAGGTAAAAATTATGCTGGTTACGGTGAAGTTCAAAACGAAAATTTCTTACATTTATTAGAAAATTTTTCAAATACATCAGCACCTCCAAAGGCTATTACCGGACAAATATGGTACGATAGCGGGAATAAAAAATTAAAATTTTATGATGGTACAAGATTTCGCACTGCTAGCGGTGCAGAAATAGGTCCAACGGCACCGTCCGGGCTTCAAACTGGAGATTTTTGGTTTGACACAAGTGCAGAACAATTATATGCATGGAATGGAGTAGAATTTGTTCTTATAGGTCCCGAGACTGCTCCAGATCTAGGAGCCTCGGCTATTATAGCGCAAGTAGTTAAAGATACTCTTAACAACAATCACACAATCGTAAAGATAAATTCCGGCGGCGACACTATGTTAGTAGTCAGCAAGGATGCCTTTACCCTAAACAGTGTTATTAATCCTATTACCGGTTTCAGTGTAATCAAAAAGGGTATAAATTTAGTCAATACCAACGGTACAACAGGTGTCACTTCCACAGATCATTATTATTGGGGAACAGCATCAAATGCTGCAAGATTAGGAGGATATCCAGCCAGTGATTATATTAGAATTGGCGAAATATCCTTTGAACAAGAAGTTTCGTTCAGTGATTCTGGATTTGTCTTAGGTGATCAAAACGATATTAGATTTAGAGTTGAAAATGGTGATGAACCTGTAATTGAAAACCGCCTTGGTAATACAATTACTATGCGTATCAGAATCACAGACAGTGATTTGAGAAATGTTGCTATTTTTACACCAACAGCGATTCTTCCTGGAGCAAATAACTTTTTTAACATTGGGTCTTCTACTAGCAAATATGCAAATATACATGCTACAACATTTATAGGAGCACTGACCGGTAATGTCACAGGTAATATAACAGGAAACCATACCGGTAACCTAGTCGCTGAAGATGAATCAACGGCATTTAATGCCGTAACAAAAACTTTCCTAGGAAGTTTTTCCGGGACGCTCAATGGTAACGTTATTGGATCGGTAACAGGAACAGCTACTAATGCATTGACATTAAACAGTTTAATCGGAGAATTAGGAGCGGTGCCAACATCTATCGCTATAAGAGATAGTTCGGCAAACATCACTGCTAATAGATTTATAGGTACTGCAGATAAAGCCGATAGAATGAAAATAGATAATGCAGCGGTAGATACTGATGTTAATTATAGATCGGCGAAAACTATTATTGCAGCGAATTCGATAGCAGCTAGAGATAGTTCGGGAAATTTATCGGCAAATCTGTTTCAAGGGACTGCGACAGCGGCTCAATATGCAGACCTAGCTGAAAAATATTTAACAGATGAAGATTATGAACCGGGAACAGTGGTAGCTGTTGGTGGTAGTGCCGAAGTTACCGCAGCTAAGTACGGAGATAAAGCAATTGGTGTAGTCAGTGCAAATCCTGCATTTATGATGAATAAAGATTTAATAGGCGGCACATATATAGCACTTAAAGGTCGAGTACCAGTAAAAGTAGTAGGAGCAATAAAAAAAGGTCAACGTCTAGTGGCAGCAAATGGCGGTATGGCTGTGGCGGCAGTCCCACACGCTAACGATGTTTTTGCAATTGCGTTAGAGAGCAACGATAACACAGATGTAAAAACAATAGAGGCAATAGTACTATAAGGATATGTCATGGCAATTGGTGATTTAATTTCTGCAACAGACTATAATACAATTCGTAGTAAAATTATAAATGTAATAGGAACCGGCGTAGGAAACAGCGGTTACGGACAAACCACTTTCAGTACTTTGGTCTCTGTAGGAAATACTGTGACTAAAGCTCAATGGGATGCATTACGATACGATATTTATAATGCTCTCTTACACCAGCTTGGATCTGCCCCTGCAATTTTTGTTCCCACAGTGGGAGGTGTAATTTCTTATGGTGCGGGAAATCCTAACAACCAATACGATACTTTAGCTGATCAAGCTGTTTCAAATAGATTTGATCTAGGAACTGGACAGTTTGTAACTGAGATTATAGGATCTGAATCTTTTACTGACAGTTGGTACCAATCATGTAGTTCTACTGTTACCGTTACTTTTAACACTGCTGATCAAGCGAGATATTTTTTTAATAGCGGTGGGCAAATAAGATTTTCAAGTTCTAGAACTGGCGGGACCGGTACAGCTCAAAATTCTGCTTGGAGCAGTTTGTTAGCAGCATCTGGAACTAGATCATTCGGAGGTAATGCTCCCGGTGTCAATTTTTATAGTCTAACAAATTCGTATCAGACGGCCTATAATCTAACAGCCAGTAGTCCATATTCTGCAAATATTTGGAGAATAGAAGCCTTATGTAATGTAGCAAATAATTCGTCCGGCACTGCAAACGTAGTAACTTTTAGAGTATCTTGGATCGATGGATATTTCGATCCAGGTCCAGAACCTAGCCCACCACCGGGGGATCTAGTTGATGGTATATTAACATTATCTGTAGATTCCGTTAGAGCTTCGGGATCGTTGATTCCTGGCGGGTCTTTTAGTATAACCAATTATCAATCAGCAACGGTAGGCCCTATTTCGGGCAGTTAATTTTTCTACTCCTATAAAATACCATATAAATAATGTGCGTATTTTATAGGAGTTCTCATGGATGATCGTCTCAAACAAGCCTTAGATTTTTCAAATTATAGGCAAACATTAGTCCTTCAACGTAAACAGCTCAAAGAAAAGATTGATGCTAAACTTACCTATGGATGCAACGGGGGAATATTTAAAATTAATATTTCTTTGATTAATTTTGTTCAGTTTATGATCGATAATGGTAGGATTGAAAATGTGCCGTTGTTAGATTCCAACGATACTCCGATCTTAATTAATAGTATGCATTCTTTTAAAGAAGAAATATTAGATAGATATTTTTCTGCTGTTTACGAATATTATGAACAGCATGAAAAATTAAAAAAATCTAGATCAGTGGAAAAACTATTAGATCTATGAATACGGGTATATTAATTTTTGCTCATAATAATCGACAAGTGGACTATAGTCTTCTTGCTATTATTTCTGGCGGGCTTGCAAAAAAAAATTTAAGTGTGCCTGTAAGTTTAGTAACAGATTCTTCTACAGTTGAATGGATGAGCGAGTATGGAACATTACCCAAAGCTAAAATAGTATTTGACAATATAATTATAACAGAACGTCCTCACACAAATAACAATCGAAAATTAAATGACGGTAAAGAATCGTCTACAGTTCCTTTCATAAATGCTAATCGAAATTCGGCATGGGACTTAACTCCGTATGACAGAACATTGGTAATAGACAGCGATTTTTTAGTTTTTACAGATAATCTAGCGCAATATTGGAACGTAGAAGAAGATCTTCTTATCGGACACTCTATGCACGATATAGGAGGAGACAGAGTTGGTTATTTAGATCGTTATGTATCCCCTACGGGCATACACATGTATTGGGCCACTACAGTGATGTTCACGAAAAATAAAAATACTCAAATATTTTTCAATTTAGTTGATTATATAAAAAATAATTACAAATATTTTGCAGATTTATATAGATTCAATCCTTTACAATATCGTAACGACATAGCATTTTCAATAGCTAAACACATATTAGACGGATACCAAGATATAGGATCAAGGTCTTTACCACCGATTAATACAATCATAGATAAGGATGTATTGTTCAAGGTTCACGAATCAACATTAACTTTTTTAATTAGTGATTGCGTCAATGAGGAAAAATTTGTAGCGATGTCTAGCCGAGATAGAGATGTACACATTATGAACAAGCAAAGCATTATAAGAAATAGTAAGGAATTTTTAGAAATCATATGAATTTTGGATATTTGATTGTTGTGTCCTCTAGTAAAGACACTGATTATTTAAAAATGGCCTATGCACTCGCACTTAGTATTAAAAATACTCAGAAACCTGGATACGGTCATGTAGCATTAGTAATAGATAATCCATCATTGATCTCGTCAGTAAAGAGTCCTTGGGTCTTTGATCATATTATACAATGGGATCAAGAAACCTTCTGGAATGGAAGATCTTGGATGGATCAGCTTTCTCCATTCGATAATACTGTGTGTTTAGATGCAGATATGATTTTTACTAAAGATTACAGTCATTGGATAGACTATTTTGTCACAAACTGCGAATTATATGTTGCTAATAAAGCCTACACATATAGGGGGGAATCAATTATAGATGATTTTTATAGAAAAACATTTACAATAAATCATCTACCAAATTTATATAGTTTTTATACTTTCTTCAAAAAAGATTCTAACCTTGCCAAGGAATTTTTTGAATTAGGTAGACACATTATAAAAAACCCAATAGAATTTTCTAATTTATTTTTATCCGACTATAAACCTAAATTGTTAGGTACTGATGAAGCTTTTTCTCTTAGCGCAAAAATCTTAGGAATAGAAAATGAAATATCTTACGACCTAGAATTTCCTAAGGTAATTCATATGAAACCAATGATCCAAAATTGGCCTTGGCCGGCAGATTCGTGGACAGATCATGTAGGTTTTTATTTTAAGAATAATGGTCATATAAAAATAGGAAATTATGACCAAAATAGTATTGTACATTATGTTGACAAGAAATTAATTACCGACGAAATTGTAAGCATATTAGAGGAAATAGCATGGAAGAATTAATGGATTTTGATGAATGGATTAAAATACCTCAGCAAATTAAAATTCAATACTGGGCCGGATATGATCCTGAATCCGGAAAAGTCACAGGAATATATCCAGGAGATTCGGCTGTCAATGTAAAATACAAAGTAGAAATTGATCAAGAGATTGCAGAGTCAATAGCCAATGGAATCACTTCTATTTTTAATTGCTTTGTAGATTTAGATGATGGTAAATTTGAAATAGTAGAAGTGAAATCTTTAACAAAAATAGATGATGTATTGCATAGAGTAATAGGATCTAAATGGTCGAGTGTTGTTGACCCCGATATTGTTATCTTAAATCAAAATAATAAAATTGTAATTACTTTACATGAAAAGTATCGAAACGGTAAAAAAATATTTTGGAACGGCGAAACTGAAATGGATTTTTTTATTACAGAATATAACGATCCTCATACACTGTACAATATCTTTACAGTAAAGATCAGTAAATTAATTGAAAAAGATCATGTAGAAAATCTGCCAGAAATAAAAAAATTTAGTATCTATACTAGAAGACTTTTTAAAAATTATATTTTTCACGATGAAAACGATTGAACTAGACATAATATTCTTAAGTTATGACGAACCTAATGCAGATTTGCATTATGCTGATTTATGCAATAAAGTACCTTGGGCAAAACGTGTTCACGGAGTCAAAGGATCAGATGCTGCTCACAAAGAAGCGGCTAAATTAAGTGAAACAAATTGGTTTATTACTGTAGATGCAGATAATGTTGTAGATACTAGATTTTTTAATTTAGAATTAGATACATCAGATCCCGATATTCAGGTTTATAGTTGGTTAGGCAGGAATAAAATCAACGGTTTATTGTACGGAAACGGCGGCCTAAAAATTTGGAAAAAAGATTTTGTCCTGAATATGAAAACTCATGAAGCCAGCGAAAGTGATCGAGCTCAGGTAGATTTTTGTTGGGAAAACGGATATAGACAATTTAAAGAGTGTTATAGTGAAACTATAGTAACTGGTTCACCATTCCAGGCATGGCGAGCAGGATTCCGAGAAGGAGTTAAAATGACTCTGTTAGACGGTGTTAAAGTTCCTCCTATGGAAATTAAAGAACGTATATGGTGGCATAATATTCACAGACTGCGTATGTGGTCAACTGTGGGCGCACATGAAGAAAATGGTCTATATGCGGTATATGGATCAAGATTAGGAACATGGTTGACCAATTGTAGTGATTGGAATTATATAGAGGTTAGAGATTTTGAGATATTGCGAGGAATATGGAATCAATACGGAAAGCCTTATGAAGAATCAAAAGATGAAGGACTTGAAGATGCGATAAAAGATCTTGGAGGGGAAATTAAACAACAACTAGGTTTAAGTTGGCCTTGGCTAGATGCAAAACAAAGTAAATATACCTTAGATCTTTATATAGAAACAATTAACTTATCTAATACCTATTTAAAAAATGTATGACATATTTTTCGTTAGCACATCTCAAATAAATGACGATGATTGGTTTAAATTCAAAAAGAGATTTCCTAGATCTCAAAAACTAGAAACAATCACTTCTTTTGAACAAATAAAATCTAGAGCCTTTACTAAGTTTTTTTGGGTAGTGTGGAGTGATTTAATAGTAGTCAATGATTTTGATTTTACCTACCAAGTTCCTGAATGGGATAAAGAATATATTCATGTATATAAAAACGGGGAATACTATGATGGAATTTCCTTGTTTCCACGCACATATTCGTTTAGTAACAAAGAATTTCTAAATAGATTTTTTGTGAATGGAAAAAAAGAAATAGATATAATTGCCAGTAATCCTAAACCATTTGATGTATTTTTTATTTCTTATAACGAAATAAATGCAGATGAAAACTATAGTAATTTAAAATCAAAAATTTCATATGCTAAAAGATTAAATGGGATCACAGGAATTCATAATGCACATATTCAAGCGGCTAGGGAATCTACGACCGAAATGTTTTGGGTGGTAGATGCAGATGCTGTAATTTTAGAAAATTTTAACTTTAAGATACCTCAAATTCCTTATTATAATTTTCAAGAAAGGAAAAATTTTAACGAAACAGTTCATGTGTGGAAAAGTCAAAATCCTATAAATGGACTAGTATATGGTTATGGGGGTGTAAAATTATTACCAAAAACATTAACCTTGCAGATGGATGTTTCTAAACCAGATATGACGACATCGATTAGCGAAAAATTTAAAGTTATGTCTTCGATCAGTAATATTACACAATTTAATACTGATCCATTCAGTACCTGGAGAAGTGCATTCAGAGAATGTGTAAAATTATCTAGTAATGTCATAGACAGATATTACGACGAAGAAACTGATCAAAGATTAAAAGTTTGGTGTAATGACGGAATAGAAAACAAGTACGGAGAATATGCTATAGATGGAGCCATCGAAGGGAAAAAATATGGAGAAGAAAATATTGGAAATTTGGAGGCATTATCTAAGATAAACGACTTTAATTGGTTACAGGAAAAGTTTGAAAATGGCCGATAAAAATATAGCAGGAGACGAAGTAAAAATTATTGATGGAAAATTTGAATCGGTCTATCTACATAAATCGGAAAAAATGCTATCCGAACTTAATAAAATTAGTTCGAGCTTTTGTCTAGCCAAATGGTATAATGTAAGTATTCACATACCCACAGGCCAAACGCACAGTTGCTACCACCCCAGAAGTCATCATATTCCTTTAGAAGAAATAAAAATAGATGTAAGCGCACTGCATAACACAAAGTATAAAAAAGAACAACGTAAAAAAATGTTGGTCGGTGAAAGACCTTCAGAATGTAATTTTTGTTGGGAAATAGAGGATAGCGGAGACAATTTAAGTGATCGCCCATATCGAAGTTTAGATGTATGGAAACCGGGCTTAATAAGAGAAGCAATGACAATTGGACATCAGGGAAATCCTAACCCTAGATATGTAGAGGTAAATTTTAATCAGGCCTGTAATTTTAGATGTACATATTGTAGCCCTCATCTAAGTACTGCATGGCATCAAGACATAGAACGGAATGGACCTTTTAAATTAACAGACAGAAATCATAACGATCTTACATGGATGAAAGATAAGTCCATGCCTAATAATAGTCTAGATAATCCTTATCTATTGGCCTTTTGGCAATGGTTGCCGCAGATTTATCCAACACTACAAACTTTTCGCATGACAGGCGGTGAACCCCTAATGGATAAGAATACATTTAGAATGTTTGATTATATTAAGGCAAATCCTAAAAAAGATCTGCATCTAAGTATTACTAGTAACTGTTGTCCTCCCGGCGAACAATGGAACAAGTTTATAAAAGAATTAAACAGCGTTACTGAGTCTATTGATCATTTTATGTTATTTTGCAGTTTAGATAGTTGGGGATCCCAGGCAGAATATATTAGAGACGGTTTAAATTTCGAAACACTCGATAAAAATATTAGAGAATATTTAAGTAAAGGAAAACGTCATAGTTTAACATTTATTGTAACTTTTAATGTTTTAAGTTTTCCTGGTTGGCTAGAATATGTAAAAAACATTCATTTGTTACGCTGCGAGTTTAATACCAATAGACAGTTAATATGGTTCGATGTTCCTCAATTAACTAGTCCAGCATGGATGGATCCTAGAATGGCCAAGGACATGGTTTATGTATTAGAACAATCAATAGAATATATGAATCAAAATAAAGAGACCGAACTAACTAGATTAAAAGGTTTTAAAGATTACGAAATTAGTAAAGTTCAACGATTAATAGACTGGATTAATTCTACAACTTTTAACGACACCGTTGCTGTAAAAAACTTTTATCTTTATTTTTCGGAACATGATCGTAGACGCGGAACCAACTTTTTAGAAACCTTCCCAACATTAAATACTTTATGGAATAAAAGCAAAGAACAAAATGGATAGAATTCAACATATAAAAAATGTCAGAGATAGACTTAACGCTGTTAGTCCTAGTTTTTGCACAATGAAGTGGTTACATCAAACCTTATACCTGCACACAGGAGATAATCATAGTTGTTACCATCCGAGGCCCCATCATATTGATCTTGATGAAATAGCAATTGATGTTAGCTCATTACATAATACTAAATGGAAGAAAGAACAACGTAAAAAAATGCTTGAAGGTGAACGACCTCAAGAATGTTACTACTGTTGGAATATTGAAGATCTAGAAGGCGAACATTTTTCAGATAGAATGTTGCATAGTTCTAGCACATTTAGCGAACCTATTATTGAACAGATTGCAGAGCTTCCGTGGGACGCACCTATAAATCCTAGATATCTAGAAGTTAGTTTCGGCAATGGCTGTAATTATCGCTGCGGATATTGCTGTCCACAGGCTAGCACTATGTGGATGGAAGAAATTAAAAAACATGGTAACTATGATTTAACTTACAACCAATACGGTATAGAATTTTTAAAATCTGGAACATACTATGCACCCAAGGAAGAAAATCCTTATATAGAAGCATTTTGGCGTTGGTGGCCGAGTTTAAAGAATGACTTGCATACACTAAGGATAACCGGTGGAGAACCTTTAATGAATCCGGGTGCTATGCAATTTTTTGATCTTCTCGAAAATGAACCATCGCCTCAATTAGAAATTAGTCTTAATAGTAATTTAGGAGTATCTTTTGCTAAAGTGGATAGATTAATCGAGCGTGTTACATCCTTAATTCAAAAAAAGAAAATCCGTAAATTTAGTTTTTTCACTAGTATAGATTCTTGGGGTAAACAAGCAGAATATATGCGTACAGGATTAGATTGTGCTCACTGGGAAAGAAATATGCGAGCTGTGCTAGCCACTGGCACAACAGTTAATTTTATGTGTACGTTTAATGTTTTGTGTGTTACAAATTTTAAATTGTTATTAGAAAAAATTATAGAATGGCGTAAAGAGTTTGGCAAAAAAGCAATCAGATTTGATACTCCTTATCTAAAAGAACCACCTCACTGGATGATTAATATTCTTACCGAAGACTTTATCTACCATATGGACGATACACTTCAATTTATACAAGACAATAGTGAATGGTTTGAGGATGTAGAATACGAAAAATTTAAACGTGTTACAAACTATATGAAAGAAAATCCTGTTGACCCGACGAAAATTCGTCAAGGCAGACGAGATTTTTATAGTTTCTTTACAGAAAACGATCGTAGACTCGAAACAAATTTATTAGACATCTTTCCTGAATACACAGAGTTTTATAATCTCTGTAAAGATACATACGAAAATTATGATAAATGAAAACAATAAACACAGTTGGTGTGTAAATGCGTTTCACGCACTTAGTGGAAATAATGATGGTACTACAAAATTGTGTTGTATGTACTCTCCGGAAAGTTACGGCCCTGCATTAGGGCAAGAATCGATTGAGTCACATCTAAATAAAACTGAATTTGTTAATGTACGAAATGATCTTGAAAATGGTATTAGACATAAAAATTGTAGATTATGTTGGAACGAAGAAGATTCTGGCAGAACTAGTAAGAGAATGCGTGACAACGACAAATATCAAAAATACATTTTTAAGAACGAACCATATAACGGATTAGCATATTTTGAATTAAATTTAGGAAACAACTGTAATCTATCTTGCAGAACTTGTAGTCCTAGCATTAGTTCTGGGTGGATGAAAGAAGATTATGAAACTAATAAATTAAATTTATATTCTTATAAAGAGTATGCTGCTACAATGAAAAAATTCCATCAGTCGTATGCTGATGATAGTCCGTTTTGGGAAGAATTAAAAACGCAATTACCGCAGATTCGCCAGTTTGACTTTTATGGCGGCGAACCGTTTATGAGCAAGAAAATGTGGGAACTATTAAGAGTGGCTGATAGCATTGGAGTTTCTAAAAATATAGAACTACACTACAATACTAACGGAACCCATTTGCCACTAGAAGATATGAAAGTGTGGAAAAATTTTAGACAAATTAATTTAAGTTTTTCTATAGATGGAATTGGCGACAAGTTTGAATATATGAGATATCCTGCTAAGTGGGAAGAAGTATTATCTAATATGAATAAATTTGTGGAGATTGGGAAAGAGTACGGAAATATTAATATGAGCTGGTGTATTACATTAAGTGCTGCAAATATTTTTGATGCCCCAGAGACTATTGAATTTTACGAAAAACATTTTTCTAAAGATATGGGTATGTATCTTAACTTAGTACACGGACCTATGCATCATAACATTTCTATATTGCCGGACCACATCAAAGCCGCAGTAAAAGAAAAATTAGAATCAGTCTCTAAAGAATATACAACGGCCTGGCAACACATTCCCGGAGTTGTAGCATTTATGAATTTAAAAAATCACAGCAAATCTGATTTTCATCTGTTCTTAACAAAAACTAAACAAAGTGATGATTATCGATCTCAAAATTTTTACGAAACATTTAAAGAATATGGAAAACACTTCAGCGTTTTATAACTATAACGGCATAACACAATTACATATAGAATTAACAAATAGATGTAATGCTGCCTGCCCTATGTGTGTTAGGTTTTATAATAATAGTCCATTGCTTCGTCCTGATTTAGAATTAGGTGAAATTTCCGAAAAACAATTTAAAAGTTGGTTAAGCCCTGAATTTTTAAAACAAATTGATTTAATTATATTTTGTGGAGTACACGGTGATCCTTGTATTTCTGCAGATGTATTAGAAATCGTAGAATATATTATAACAAGTAGTCCTAAAACAAAAATTAGATTTAATACAAATGGTGGGATGCGAAATCCGAAATTCTGGGTTAAGTTAGGAAATTTATTAAAGCATTGGTCCGAACATTGGGTAACATTTAGTATAGATGGATTAGAAGACACTAACCACATATATAGACGAAATGTTAAATGGGATAAGTTAATGGCAAATGCTAGTGCATTTACTTCAACCGGAGCAAATGCAAGATGGGAATATTTAATGTTCAAGCATAATGAGCATCAGATAGAAGAAGCAGAAGCATTAGCTAAAAAAATGAATTTTTCTAAATTTCTTCCTAAACGAGCATTAGGTGTAGATAACGGTGTTAAGCTACAACCGATGGTGGCATTAAATAAAGAAGGCCAGCTTGATTATATAATTGAAGCACCAACAGATCCGGAAAATAGAAATTTACAAAATCCACAAGGAATTACAGAACACAGATTCTGGCCTTTTACCAAAGAAGAATATGCTGAAATGAAAAAGGATAATGCTAAATCGTTATTACAATACCATAAGAAACAATATACTTCTGTGTATGATTCTATAAAAATTCAAGACTTATCTAAATTTGATTCTTGTTCTATTAATTGCAAAAGCAGAGTTAATTCTGGGATAGAGATTTTTATCGACAATTACGGAAATGTAATGCCTTGCTGTTATGTTGGTACAAGAATGAACGGTCTGTACGGCGATTTAACAACATTACAACTTCATCACGAAGTTAAAAAATACGGATATGATAAATTAAGTTTAAAAAATCATACATTAAAAGAAATATTAGATTCAAACCATCTCGATAATATATTTGTTGATAGCTGGTCTAAAAAATCAATAGCTGATGGTAAAATGTATTATTGTGCAGAAACCTGCGGACAGGTTAGTTCTATTGATAGAATTTATAAAACAGATCATTAATGAATACATTTTCTGTAAAATACATAGGTCAATTGCGGTACTATGAGTGTATTAAAAATCATAGGGTAATTGTTGAAGGTGCAAAAAATATTTCTTGTACATTAATACCGTTTATAAAAGAAACCTGGAAAGGAACCTTTAAAGCAAAACACAGTATTAAGGAAAAATCATTAGATGATATTGCATTAGATATAGGTAGAATATCCTGGATTAATGATTTTAAATTATTAGAAGAAAATCCGGAAGAATATTTAGATTATAAGAATACTACTATAATACATTTATTTCCTTGCGAATATTTTATCACGTTGGCAAAATCGTTATCAGATATAGATTGTGATTTTGATGTTTTTATTACTACAGATTTAATCTTTTCTTCTAATACACAATTAGTTGCTGAAACACTCTCAAGATATACTGTTGATGAAATTCCCACAATTTACTGCAATCAAGTAGATAACAATAAAAGTTTGATGTCTACACAAGTAATGTGCATAAACAGAGCTGCTAGGAATTGCATAATAAAAAATTGGAAGTCTGCGGTAGAAACTTTTTTATTAGAAGATCACGAATTTAAATATAGAAATGAATACGTTACAATGCGGTTATTAAATTTATGCGGAATAGAAACAGTTAACGAATTAAGAATGTGGGCCGATGTAATTAGATTTAGAGATAATATGGATATACAAAATTTAACAAATGTTAGAAATATAAAATTATTATCTGCTGAATACTCTAATAGTAAGCGAGAATTTATAAATGATAGAAATAAACGGAAATAATATACAAATTAATCTAGCATTCTTTTAGTTTCTTTATCTATATCTGATTTTAATTTATCGATATTGATTTTGAAATCTATTTTTTGTATTTCGTTTTTGTATTCTTGAAAAGTTTCAACTAGTTTATTTGCTATGATGTCGCTGTGTGAATGAATCAACTGTTCTTTTATATTGATTTCCCAAACTCGTCCGTTACCAAATTCTAATCTAATTAATTCTAGATAATGAACCGGCATAGTATTCATGTAAAGATCTTCGAATACCTCCGGCCATTCTTTTATTAAATGTTCCGGAGGTTTAAATAGCGGTTTAGGCATCTGCTACTTCTTTGGTCTTTGATGATTTTTTAACAGTTGGATCTAAGTCTTCTGCTTCTTTTCTTAGTCTTGCAGCTTCCTTATAAAGTGCATCAGCTTGGCTCCTTAAACCTTTGGCGATATCTTTATCTGATAATGCCTCGTTAGTTTTAGCCTGTAATGGTTGAGCTCTTGGAATATTAGGCTCTCCTACATCTCTACCTAGTTCTTTAACTTCGGCTACATCTTTTACCTCGGTGCCTTGTTTAGGAGCACCTGCCACAAATGTATATAGATCGTCTACAGCACAATTCTTCTGTTCAGCGATTAATACATTTAACTGATGTAAACCAATTTCGGTTCCGGGCACCGGTGTCATCAATACAGAATCAGTAGCTACTCTTAGTAGCGTAGAATCAGCTTGCATTGCCTGTAGCATTGGTCTGCCATCGGGAAAGGTACGTGTAAACATGATTTCGCCGAATTCAAACGATTCTTGAGCTTGGTCTGATTCTACAAGTTTCATGATTGAATCATGATACGAGTCCGATAATTGCGCCACGGGAAGTACCAAAGCGTAATTCGACTCACCCGGTAGTGTTCTAAAAACTACCAATACTTTCGCTCCGGTTTTAATAATTCTTCCTACGTGTTTTATCGGTTTCATTTAGGCATCCTTTTTGGCAACTGATTCTAAAAAGTTATTTAATTTATTAAACACTTTTCCTACTGATTCTAGTTCGGCAGCTTTGAAGGCTCCTCTAGAACTTGCTACTTCGACAATACTTCTTAGTGCAGATAAATCACTTAGATTAAGATCTGGACCCTGCGGCGGTGGTGCTGCAGGTGCTTCTGTTGTCGCAGGTGCTGCTTGTTGATTTACTTCGTCAGACATTATTTTCTCCTTAGATATGGACAGGCCAACATAAAATATGTTAGTTCTTTATGGTCTTCAAAACCTACGAATGCAGAAGCTTTCAACTTTCCATCAGACCCCACATTCGGTATTTTTTGTAGATAAAATCTACCCTTTAATTTATTTGTAATCCAGCTTTCGATATCGTTTAGATGCCATTCTCCGTCTGATATTTTCATTTTGGAAAATTGAGGAAAAGCAGTATCTACTTTTCTTTCTTTCAAAACATCTAAAGCATTGATTTCGATCATGATAATATTTACTGTAAAGAAAATAACCAGAGCTTATTCTTGGTTTATTCTTTTGTTCATGGCCTTTGCCATCCCCATTTTTTTAATATCTCCGGAAAATAGATAAAGTTCAAAAGCAGACTTTTCGGATAAAACTTTGATAAAGTTTTTTTCTAGATAAAATGGAGTATTGATAAAATGATCTAACCAAACTAAAATCTGTGGAGTGATTTTTGTTTCTTTTGGAAGATCGATTTTATAGGTTTTAATTTCAGCTTTTGATTCTACGAAATTAATACCTTGTTCGGTCAGTCTAAGACCTTGATCTTTTTTTCTTCTAAGATTGTACCACCATAAGTTTTTGTATTTGTAAACATCACTTGTAGGCAGTCCTGAGGCTTTGAGGAATACCTCTGTATAGGTATTCTTTAGATCCATTAATTTATTTTTTCACCTTCACTTAATTTGTATACAGAAAAGTCCGAAGTCTTAAATAATCTATTAAGTTTCTTTGCTAAATTATGAGCATGTCCTGGATTTGAAAAAGAAACTTTTTTATATTTAGGACCAGGATATGAAGCTAGTAAACTTCCGCTTTTTAAATTAAAAGGTTTCCCTTGATAAAATACAGCCCATATGGCATCACTTTCTAAGATTTGTTCAATCTTATAATTTTCCTTATTGGCATATTCAAGGATTACTTTAGGTTTTGGTCTACTCATTATTATACGTGTCCTGATTAACCACGTATATATTTATCTAAATTAGAAGGTACCGCCGTCGAACTTAACATCTATTTTAGTGGTAGATTCACGTATTTCCAATAACATTTGATGTATTTCCTGAACAGTCTTGCTCATTTGCGCAGTAATAATAGCTAATTCCTGTGTAAGTTCACGAGCTTCTTGAATTGTTATGCGGATCTCTTTTTGTTGGCTTTTTTCTGCAACATTACATCGTTGAATTAGTTTTTCCACAGATGGAAGATTAGTAGGAATTTTATTTTGAGACATTTGATAATGCCTGTTTCATTTCTAATTCCGTTTTAAAAGGACCTCTATATTCGTATCTTTGAAGAGTAATTAGTTTAGGACAAAATGATTTGACCCAACCTTTGTCAAAACGAATAACATAGTAACCGGCACAGTACAAACTTTTTGAATCTTCGCTCTTGGTAAACAAAGGTAATTTTCTTTTAATATCGAACATCGAATTGAATGGACTTGTGCTTGTTCCAAATCCGTGAACCTCATTTGGTTTAGATTCGTCAGCTTCTTTTAGAATTTTCGCTACAAAAAAATCTTTGCCAAATTGTTTTGTTAAACTTTCTTTATTGTCATAAATTTTAACGCCTAACTCGTTACTAAGAACGAATCTATTATCTTCGTTCTTTCGTAATGTAGCAAATTTAGCGCCGTCTTTTTCTACTATCCAAAATTTGTTATCTATAATTGGTTTAGCGTGTAAATCTGTCATAGTGTGTACCTCGCATTTAATGGTTCGGCATATGATTGTGCCTGCTCTGCGATCTTTTTAAGATCGTAAAGATTACAAAACTTCATTAATCGAATGCCAACTTGGCTGATGTTTTTATTTGATTCGACAGCCTGTGAAATAGTTGTAGAGACAATTTCTTTGATATAATCTGGCTGATAAGAAAGATCGATCAACCTACGATTACGTTCGTAGTCTTCTAATACACGATGTTCTTTGCCTTCGTGATCAGTCCATCGCTGTAGCATGAGATTATTCCACGCGAATCCTTTGCTTTTACGATCTTCGAACGCTTCAGTAAGACCAACTTTTTTACTTGTACCTTTGGTACGAACCCCCGGATAAGCTGAAAATACGTTGTCAGAAGTGTCACCGCGCATACATTTTTCAAATAATAGCCATTCTGGATTCGGAGCAGCTTTTGGTTCTTTGGTCTTTTTATCGATTACCGGTTTACCTTTATCGTCAAAAATTCCTTCATGTGTAATCACATGTTCCATAACTCCATTGTACTGTCGAACATTTGGAGCAATTAATTGCACGAAATCGGTATCTGTACTTATAATTACATGATTGTCGTTTTGATGTGTTTGTATCCAACCCGCGATAAGATCGTCTGCTTCTAGTTGTTCGTTACGAAGAACTGTACAATTAGTTTTTTCTGAGATAAATTCTTTAAAAGTGTCAAACGCTTCCCAAAATACACGATCTTCTTCTTGCTCACGTTCATTAAGAGCAGCACGAGCCTCACTGCGGTTTCTTTTATAAGGAGCATAGTAATCTTTACGCCATGATCTGCCTTCTAAACAAAAAATAACATGACTGCCGTTAAATTGCTGCCAGGCTTTGCGAATAGAATTTAGGGTAATATGAAATGCCATGCCGAGCTTGATGTCAGCATCGCCGTTTATAACATGTCTAGCACGAAAAAACGTATTAGCAGTGTCTACCAAAATATAGGTCATTGATTATTTTTCTTTACACTCTGTATGTCTATAACACCTGTATTAACAGGACCACCGTAGTCACCATCTACAACCACGTTTGCACAAAGCTCACGGAACCAGCGATCTACGATTTCTTCATCCGGATCGCCATCTGCACCGTAACCCTCTTGTTTTAATTTTAACACAAAATGGTCGTTCCAGTCAAGCTCAAAAAATCCATTTCGGATGTTGTCTTGATTAACATGCGTATTTAATACACCAACCCAAGGTTCTTTTTTTCGATTAGCTCGCTCTTTGGGAGATAATTTGGATATTTCTTCTTGAGCCTCTGCTTCTTTTTGTGCTTTTGATGCTTCTTCTAATTTGCGATTAGCTTCGGCTAATTCATTTTCTGCTTTTTGGATAGATTCTTCTAATCTATCTAATCCCATTATTTTTTTAAGAAATTTTTGCATCATGTTCCCCACTCATTTTTAAATAGCGGAACCTGTAGTCTATCGCTGTATCTCAATCCATGTTTCATCGCTAATTCCGCTACACGACGATTGTTTAGAGTATAAACACTTTCCACGCCACCAACTGGCATCAAATAGCAAGGACCTTCGAACCCTTCTGCACGATATATATCTAGAGTCTCTAATGCTTCTTCTGCATCTTCTTCTGTAGCTATGACAAATTTAAGATATGTATAACCGACTTCTTCATATTCACATACAATGTCTGGACGAATCGCTTCGTGACGCTCTTCACCCGAACAACTTAATTTAGCACTAACGCTAAATGTGATTTCTTTGTTATATTCTGGATGCGGCATCAGCCATTCAATTGATAGAAACTCTTTAAATTCTGATGTTAACTTTTGAGTACCATTAGTCTCAAATGTAATTTCTTTTAGTCCTGCCATCTTAGGATGACGCAGTAGATCAGGATAAGCACGTTGCCAACCTAGCAATGGCTCACCGCCAGTGATCACCAAATGCTCATCTTGCCACTGATTATATGGCAGGATCTCACATATTCTTTCTGCGATGGCGTCTGATGTGAGCATTGGTGAAAGGTCTTTAAAACGGGGATCCCAACTAGCATAACTGTCGCAGCCAGTAGATACCAATGGTAATTCTTCATAAGTTTTAAAAGAATCAATTTTAGTCGCGATCGCCTCCACCTCATTACTTAATTCCCCTTTGGGCATACCGAAGCCGGCACACTTAAAATTACAACCAAATGTGCGTAAGAAAACAGACGGAACACCCATATAGCGTCCTTCGCCTTGAATGCTGTAAAACAATTCTGCTATTTTAATTTTGCTCATTACTTATTATACCTTTTTTAATAAAGTTTGTCAAGTCTTCTTCTTTAATTAAAGTCCACGAACCATCTTTGTTATCGATCCAGTGTAGAGTGTCTCTGCACTGCCAGCCTGTTTCTTTCAGCAGATCTTCTGGCAATTCTACGATTCCATCTTCTTTAACGGTCAATATCCAACTTTTCAATTAGAACTCCAGATTTTTCAAGAAATTTTATTCCTTCTTCGTTTCTATAATTTTGTTTATAGTATACATTGTTGATTCCGGATTGATAAATCAATTTCGCACAATCTAAGCAAGGACTATGAGTTATAAACATAGTAGCGCCGGCACCAGATTCTGTACTCTTTGCCAATTTCGCGATAGCATTTGATTCGGCATGTAATACCTCTGGCTTAGTTTTGAGAACTGTAACAAACTTTTCGTCAAGTTCTTCTTTTACTTCGTCTTCACAGTTGTTTTCCCAACCTGCGGGCATCCCGTTATAACCGATACTGATAATACGATCGTCTTTGACTACTATAGCCCCTACATGAAGTCTACGTGCATGGCTTAGTTCTGCAAACACTTCTGCGATCTGCATGTACGCTTTTTTAAATTTTTCTTTCATAAAAATCTTTCTTGTTTACGATATAATTTACGACATTCTTCTCTTACATCTCTTGGAATTTCTTGATTCCACTCTGCCATGCTACAATCATAAATTTTGTATTCCGGTATTTCTATGTTATGTAAAATTAATATCCACAGTAAACAAGCCAATAAAAAACCTAAAATAAATTTTGTCATAGTTCTTCACTGATCATTATACGACACATAAACGCTTCTCTTTCGTCTCGAAAAAAGAATTTCATAGAATCAACGCTGACTTCAGTCGTGTAGCGATCTCCAGGAAGTCCGAAATGATCAATAATACGAGCACAGGTTTCATTCCACCAAAGATCGCTCTGACTTTTCCAAGGTACACAAATTTCAGTCATGTAAATCTTCTATAAATTGTTTGACTGTATTGTAAATAATTCTGTTGCCTTCGTCTGTATAATGATTATTTTGTCCTCTTTCAATTTTCCATAAATCACTGAAATCTATATGATTAGTCTCAATTTTTAATTCGTTGACAATTTCAATGTGACTTAAACTGACATAGGGTATATGAATTAATTTATTGATCTTTTCTCGAAGTAATTTATAGATGTCTATCTGATATTCTTCATCATAATGAAATTTAAAAAAAGATTTAGATGCAGCTAGATTTTTATTGAAAGGTTGAAAATGTCCCATCAAATCTGATATAATGAGATCGCACTGGTCATGAAATCCTGTTTTGTGCAAAGGATGATTTCTAGTATGAATTCTACTAGGACTGGTATGACTGACTATTATACAATCAAAATTATTTAAATTGATATTTTGTATTTGTTTATATATTTTATATTCTCCAACTCCTGCCTTAGCAATATTTTTTACTTCGTAATCTTGAGCCAAGAGATTTACCCAACCGTTAGTAGATGCCGGCCAGAACGCTGCGAAACTATCTCCTGCTATGAGTAATTTTTTAATGTTTTTAGCCATGGGATATAATTTTTAGCAACCAGTTCGTGATATTCTTTATTGTAATGTTCGTTATCTTCAATTAGAAAATTTTTATGATTGAATCCTAAATTTCCTAGAAATGATTCAACTGTTTTATTTGCAATTTTTGTGTTTTTTAATTTTCCATAATAATCAAATTTCGTTGGAAATTTGAGTCTGTTGGTAAAATTAAATAAATGAAGTTGTGCATGATTATCTTTACAAATATTATCCCATGTATATACAGAATTTAAAAATTCTTTCTTTTCTATAAAAGTGTTCAATTCAAAAAATAATTTGACTTGCATAAATGTATGTTTACGTAAGTCCGGAGTTATTAAACCATTTTCGCTGCTAAATTCAATTCCAGGATAATTATCGTAATCTTTAAGTGTAGATTTGTTCAGTAACTGCATAGTATTATCTCTTACTATGCCATCCATATATCTATGTATTGTTTCTGTAGAATTTTCTAACTTAAATTTAAACCAATCGATAGGAATACATTCTTCATTAGTGATGTCATCTAATGCAATAATAAATCTGTTGAATGATGCTAAACAAATAAAAACTTCGTCAATATCCTTGTATGTTTCAAACATTGATTTCAGCCAATCTGTATATAATCGATTACTTGCGCCGGATAATGCATATATAATAACAGGTTTGTTGTTAATTTCGCTGTATATCTCTGCATAGTTATTATCATTCCATTGACTAAAACTTCCCAAACCAGTTTTATCCAAAACTGATTTATATCCCATGGTATGACTGTCACCTATGAATAAAGTTCTACTCATTTATTTCCACTTTCGATAATTACCTTTTTCTGGAATAACATGTCGGACACCGCCTGTTGGATCTGGCATGTCGCCCTTTCTCCTAGGTATCAAATGCACATGAGGCCAGGTGCAGGTCTGCCCAGCAGCTTCGCCGATATTCATTCCGATGTTAAAACCGTCCCATTCGCCTTCGATAAGTTTGCGTTCACCGTGGCGAATGGCGCTAGCAAACGCATCATTTAACACTGCAAAGTTGTTATATTTAGGCACAAATAGAAGGTGCCCTTCTGTGACCGGATATCCATCTCGGAAGATTTTAACATGAAAATCTTCGTCTACTAGTTCGGTCCAGGGAGCACCTTTCGAATCGTCAATACAATTCACCTCCCAAGGCACTACTTTCTTTAAGTCATTCATCTCCTAAACTCCTTGCGTTCTTGAGGTAATTCTTCTTCTCTGATTACGAATTCGCGCCCGCCTAAACTGCCAGCGAATGCTCGTGTCCTCTCCATATACTGTAGTCTAATTTTCACTGTTTGAAAAGCAACTTCTAAAAGCGCCTTAGGTTTGTATCCAATCACGTGCATGTCGAAACTCTTACCCGCATCTGTGCAGTGTACTTTCACTAGCGCATCAATCATTTTGTCCACCAATCTTCCCAGGGAAAGTCTACCCAAACATCTTTTTCAGCTTTGTTTATTTCAATACCTATATAATCCATTTGAACTGAACATTTGCTAGAAAGGTTATCTACCAAAACAGCAAATTTTACATTCTGGTTCCATACCTCATCCCATGAATCGTCATTAGGAAAACAAGTAGATCTCCAGTCTTCCATGATCCAATTAAATGTAGCCCCACTGTCATTTATGTCATCTACGATTAAAATTTCTTTGTATGTTCCGGACTCTAGTAGAT